ATGAGGTAGACGAGAAAGGCAATACGGTTGGGGTGTGGGAATAGGTAGCGCGTACCTAGCGCGTAAGAAAAACAGAAAAGAGAGGTACCGCGTACCGCGTACCGCGTAAACGTGAAAAAATGAAAATGAATATATTGATTATAAAGATAGTTATATGTATGGAGTACGCGCTAGGTACGCGCTACCTCTTTCTATGTTTCCACATGGGAGGGAGTACGCGGTACGCGGTACGCGCTACCCTCGGAGAAGACTTCCAGAGCTTGACGAGAAATAGTAACTAACTGCTACACAAGTGTTTTTCCGTTAAGCGGAAAACCGAAATTCCGCTAAACGGAAAAGCCGGAACGAAAGAATTCAAAACGAAGGTTGTTGCGGCTTGGTTTCTTGTAGAATGCGAACCCTGATATCACGTATAGCACGTATCACGTAGGTATAAAAACTCTGGATTGGGTTCGTCATCGAGCACAAAGGGTATCACGTATATCACGTAATATTTTATTACGATTCTTATATATAGAAGAAAACAAGAAAGATGGTTGCTCTTGTAGTACGTGATACGTGATTGAATCGCGCTGGTACAACCCCATTCGCGCAACGATGGCACTCCCCGCCGATGTACTGGCAGACGGCATCCTATGGTTTGACGATCTGCAGCAGCCGCAGACGGTAACGCAGGGACAAGGCAGGACAAAGCAGCACACCTTGGCTGGTATCAGACTATCACCCGGATGTCACCGACGCGTTGGCGAGCCTGCAAACGCGAAGTTTCGCCAGAGGCAAGGGCAGAATTAATGCTTTGCACTTATTGCGGCTCAAAACAGCACGAAACAAGATACTGCCCAAAGACATGGCAGGGTCAAATCAACCTACACCTGAGATGGTGCTCTTACTGCGGCTCAAAACAGCATGACTATGCGCATTGTAAAAAGCACGGATAAGCCCCGCACCCCTCGACAGCCTGCAGTGATCCGCCGACAAGCAAGCAAAGCAAGACCGCGTAAGTCGTAACACGCGCTTGAAACCTCGAAGCATGAATTTCAAATCGAGGTGATTACTATGGCCGCCGATCCAGTAGCAGCCGGTAAGAAAGGTGGCGCATCGCGTTCACCTAAGAAACTTGCAGCCGCCCGTCGCAATGGGTTCCAACGGGTGTACCCGCGACCCGATGAAGTCAACTCCGTTGATGTTGTTGCCGACGCTGCTACGAAGCACGACAGCGAAGCGAAGCCAAGCGAAGGCGATGCATGGGATGAACTGCTAGATGCGCGGGCATGAGTGCTGGTCTGCAACAGCGCTGCACAAATCCGAATGCTCAAGGCTTCGAATATTATGGTGGGCGCGGAATTAAATTTCTATTCAGTTGTTTTGCTGAATTTTACCTTGACGTTGGCCAGCGTCCTACACCGGAACACAGCATCGACCGCATTAACAACGATGGCCACTACGAACCCGGCAATGTTCGCTGGGCCACCCGCAGTATGCAAAATTCAAATAAGCGGCCACCTTCGGCAGAGGCCAGCAGTTGCGCCGCCCGCGCCGAAAAGCTTGCAAGAAAACAGGCCGCGATGCGACGGCGCGTGTCGAGGAAGCACTAAGTCCTTTATTATCACCATAGGGGGTAAGTGTTTTGAAATCAACAACTTCCAGGGTACCGCGCGATGGCTGCCGTGCGTGCGCTCAGCGTGTTGTTAAGCCGCGATTTGATTTTCTTCCGGATTGCTTTGCCGAACTTTCCGGTTAGTTAAGGCTAAATAAGCCGCGAAAAGTCCGCATTTATCAGACATTCATGGCACTTTTGGAGCCTGAGATTTGACCCGCCGAAAAACGCTCGCCGAACTGAAAGCGACCGGAACTCTCGCCCATATGACACAGGCCGAGGTGTCGCGGCGCGTAGCAGAGGAAACCCCGCCGGATAGTTTTGGCCTGCCCGCCAAGCCAGTGGGAATGGATCAGAACTGGCGGCGCGCGTGGCGCAAGTGGGCGGGCTGCCTAATTGCTCGCCGCGTGCTTGCCCGCAATGATGGCCCGCTATTAAACAAACTTGTTGATGCTGACTTGCTTGGCGACCATCCGGCCATGCAGCGCTTGCTGCTAGACAATTGGGCGCACCGCGAGCCATTCAAAGAGAACGGCGAAACCGAGGCCATCCCCGAGCCTGCCGGAAATACCCTTGACGATTTTCTAGCAAGCGTACAGCGCGAGCGTGCAAGCTTCGCCTCGCGTCTGCAACCTCGACAAACCGTGACGCTCGATTCTAACGGCAAGCTATATGAATGGGCGGAAGGTGACGCCGCTGCAATCGCCCGCCGTTATGCACTCGACGTTGTAGAAGGCAGGATTATTTCCGGCGAACTACTGAAGCGAGCTGCGCAACGGTTCCTGTCCGATCTTGAATCTGGCTGCGCGCGTGGATTGTTCTTTGATCCTATCGCGGCTCGACACATCTGCGAATTTGCCGAAAGGTTCTGCGGCCTGCAACTGATGCCGTGGGAGATTTTTCTGTTTTGCAATGTCTACGGGTGGAAACGAGCGACCGGATACCGCAGATTTACCGAAGTGCTTGTTAGCGTTGCGAAAAAAAACGGAAAAACTTGCGTCGGTGCAATTGTAGGTCTGTGGGGCTTGATTGCCGATGGCGAGAAATTTGCTGACGTGTTTTGCTCTGCCACAAAAAAAGAGCAGGCACGTTTAGTCTTTCGTGACGCGAAACGAATGGTTTCCGCGAATGAAGAGTTACGCGATCATGTAAAACGCTTTTCGGGTGCGCTCACTGCTTTCGATGGTGAGAATACAATGCAGCCTCTTTCCTCTGATATCAAAAGTATGGACGGCACGCGCGGTTCTACTCTGATTATGGACGAGCTGCACATGTGGCAGGATCGGGATCAGTACGATAAGGTACAAAAGGGCGGAGTTAGTAGAACACAGCCGCTATGCTTTGCAATAACTACGGCGGGTGAGTCTAAGAATTGTTTCTGTTGGATTAAGTTTGACATTGGCGAAAAGATTCTGCGAGGTATCATCCAAAACGCTGATGAGACTTTCATCCTAATCTACGCGATTGATAAAGGTGATGACTATCACAATTCTGACATATGGTTCAAAGCAAATCCTAGTCTCGGGGTAACTCTCAAGTTAGAGCACCTACAGAAGACACTTGCTGATGTAGAACAAGACCCTAGTGGACTGAACGCTTTCTTGAGATATCATCAGAACCTGTGGCCGGAAAAGTCGCTGCAGCGTCAAGGGAGTATCTCTGCTGCAAAGTGGGCCGCTTGCGCTGGGCTTGATCTGATCGGAGAGCAAGCGCCATATGATGCAACCATAAAATTTATGAAGATGAACAAGGATACTAGGTGCTTTGCTGGGTTGGACATCGGATTGAGCCAAGACCTTACCGCAGTTACTCTGCTATGGCCGCGCGCCCGCTTCGAGGAAGGTTCCGAGTATCTACAGGATAAGAAAGTTATAATCGTTCAGTTCTTCATGCCAGAAGAAAATCTACTTACGAAAGAAAAGGGTTGGGGTGTGCCGTTAAGTGGGTGGGTAAGAGAGAAATGGATTGAGCTATTACCCGGCGACATGGTAGACACAAGACTTGTGAAGAAATTCATTTTGGAGTTAGCTTCAACCTTCAATGTGGTTGAACTCGGGTACGATCCTTGGCATGCAAGTACGCTTGCTGCAGAAATCTCGGAAACAAATTATGTGAGTTGTGTCGCAGTTCAGCAGACTAGCAAACAATTAACAGGGCCGATACATGAATTCTTAGGCGCGATAAACCGACAAGAAATAGTCCATTTCTCAAATCCTGTAATGGTCTGGATGGCTGGCAACGTCATTCTCGCCGAAGATGAACAAAAGCGTGCAGGTATCAAGCCTGAACGGTTGAGCCGAGATGAAAAGATCGACGGCATAGCAAGCACATTGAATGCGTGGGACCGGATGCTTGCCGCACCGCCACCGTCCGTATATCTAAACAGGGGTTTGGTTTTGTTGGGAAATTCCGTTTAACGGAAAAGGAGACTTATGACGTTCTTAGAAGATGTAAAAGAGAGAGTGATTGACTGGTTGCGACCTGGCACGCGCCAAGCGCTCGGGGAGCACGAAGCCATGAAGCAACTGTATTCAAATTCAAACGCCCAAAACATCATACCGGGGCAATGGTACTCCCTGCTTAATCAGAATGGTGATCGTGTCGGCTTCAGTTATGTGTGTAACTGCGGACGAGAGCACCAACTTATCAACGCATTCGAATGGCTCAGAATGTACACGTGCGGGGCTTGTCGGGCGAGGTTTGACTTACTCAAGTCTGCGGGAATTAAGGGGCATGATGGCGAGTGTAAGAAGCCGGAAGAGTGGGAAGCTTTCTTGCGTAAGTTACCTATTCGGCCAAGGCTCGCTGGCGGCCCTCCACGGCAACCGTTCATTGATACTTGGGGCGCATCAGGTGATTGTGAAACCAGATACGAACTGAGCGATCCCGGCAACCTGCCCCAAAGATAATGTGGCGATGTCCAACATCGTGTGCGATTGCAGGCTGTAGACAACCTACGGCCCGTGGCTCTCGGTGGTGTGCCGCGCATCAGGAGGAAGGCGAGCGCTTGCAACGTGAGGCCATCGAAGCGCAACGCGAGCGCAGTCGTGAGAGTGACAAAGAGCGATACAAGAATGATGCTACTCGCAAACTATACGGCGCAGTGCGTTGGGAGCGTTTCCGACAAGCTGTAATAAGGCAGAACCCAATCTGTCAGCGGCTTCAGAGAGACGGCCAACAGTGCCACAATCCGGCAGTGTTAGTGCATCACCTCGTGTCACCGCGCGTGGATGTGAGTAAGTTTCTTGACACAACAAATGTAGTCTGCCTTTGTGAACACTGCCATCCAACCGGCGAAGGCACACCGACATGGCGCGTTGGCATTGACTACGTTCTTACTCGCTTCAAGTTGCCAAGCTTCGGCTGATGACCCCCGTAACACGCTTTCGAGAATATAGGACGTACTCAAACGTTATCAGGAGCCGCGCTTGCGGCTTGGAGAGTAACTCAAATGCACCTTACCGTTAAGCGCACAAATCACACTTTATTTGATGTCGATAACACGTTGGCGATTCTGCTGCTTGAAGGATTGCCCGATATTTTTGCGAAGTATGAACGGCCCGCGCCCCCCGCAGAAAAAGCGGGTTGGAGCGTTGGTACTTTTATATCGAGTGGCCGCAAGAACATTACTGTTCGTGACGGCAGTTACACTCATTGGTTTGTCGGCCCGCCGGAAAAAATCCAAGAATTTGAAAACACACTGCCCGCCGCCATTGGAAAATGCCCAGAAAACGTGCTTGCCCAGTATGCGGCACTGTACGTGCCGTATGTGACTCAGGAAGGAACCAGCTAACGCGCGATGAACCTTTCGACATACACATTTACTGCTTTCGAGACTTGGGCGCTGGCGTTGCCTATTCCTTGGCTTGAGTTACCTGCATTAGTAGCGCCAACAAGAGTAGATTTAGCCGAACGCTGGCATCTACTGGCGTTGCATCGCACCGCTGGCGAGGAGAAGCACCTTGCAACCACGTTGATAAGAATGGGATCGCTTGATTATTTAGAAGCAGGAGAAAAGGAAAATGTCAGCAACAAAGCTTGAGAAAAGATTCCTGGCAGGTTCGGAGTTACGCGCGAACGCTGCAGATTTCGCGATTGAAGGTGTAGCTGCAAGTTACAACGTTACATCGCGGAATCTGGGCGGATTTGTTGAACAAATTGCCCCCGGTGCTTTTGCTCGCAGTCTCCGCGAAAAAGCAAACGTTGTCTGCTTGTTCAACCATGATGCTAGTCAAATCCTCGGCAGGACTACAGCAGGGACACTAACCCTGCAGGACTCCGCTGCGGGATTACGCTTTCGCTGCCAACTCGA